AAGACCCAAGGGCAGTGGCGCAATGAGTTCGCCAACATGTCCCTACCTCGTGTATGGAAAGCGGCAACCCTAGACGCACTAGACCTAGACCCAGTGCTACGCAGCCCAGCGGCTACTGTAGGTGACTATCAAACGTCAGTGCGTGATGGTGTTGTCCAAGATGCTAACGGCAACTGGGTGGAGAACTACGTTGCCCGTGACATGTTTGCTGACACCACTGATGAGGATGGTGTTACGACAACCAAGGCAGAACATGAGGCGGCGTATCAGGCTGGGCTGGATGCTAAAGTTGCTGAAGGTCATCGCACCACACGCAACAAGCTATTGTCTGACAGTGATTGGACGCAGATGAACGACAGCCCTCTCAGCAATGAGGTCAAGACTGCTTGGGCTACCTATCGCCAAGAGTTGCGTGACATGTCAGACTTAGATACGTGGCCTAATATTGCCGATGATGATTGGCCTGTAGCACCGTAAGGAAACCGTAATGCTTGGATTTAGCCCACTCGCTTCCGCACCACTTGGCGCAATAGCCGAAGGTGGCTTACTTGCAGATGACATCATCGCAGGCGTTCCGACGATTTCTGCGGTTACAATGTTTGAGGAAGAAACCTTTGCGATTGCCGACATTACTTTTGGCAGTCCAACGGTTGATAGCGTTGCTGTTGGCACTGAATATGCCTTTGTCATAGATGATCTTGTATCAACGCCAGTTGTTGAAACGACAGACACGCTATTCCAGCAGCTACTCACGCCAACGGAAATCACGGCTGGTACGCCAGTTGTTGATAGCGGAACGCTGACGTTCTTCTATGACTTTGACGCGACAGAGATCACCTTGGGTGCGCCAAGCGTTGATAGCATTGCGTTTACGCAGTTCTTTAACTTTAGCGCGGATGACATCACAGCAACGCCAGTTGTTGACACGTTGCCGTTCTTCCAGACGCACATTTTGGCGGGCGATGAGATTACTGCGGGCGTACCAACATTGCCTGTCAGGTTCCTGTGGGATTATCAGGAGCCAGTAGACAAGACATGGACAGAAGTTTCTGATATAACAGACATATGGACGGTCGTGCAGGACGCGGCGTAAAGGAGATTTAGATGGCTATAACCATTACAAAGCCACAGCTAGGCGGTTCAGAAAACCAGTGGGGTTCTATTCTGAATGATGCTTTGGATGAGATTGTTTTAGAGATAAACAGCAATGCTGACGGTACAAACACAGTCACACCTAATCTTGGGTCGGGTTGGGAAGTTGGTGGCGTAGCAGTTACGTCAACTGCGGCAGAGCTAAACATCTTAGACGGAGATACAACAGCAACATCTACAGTAATTGCTGATGCTGACCGCGTTGTATTCAATGACGCAGGCACGATGAAGCAAGTCGCCATGAGCGATCTTAAAACATACATCAATGCCTCTGTGGGTTCTGGTTCGGTGACAAGCGTTGCAATGTCAGTTCCAACGGGCCTGTCAATCAGTGGATCACCAATCACAACGTCAGGCACTTTAGCCGTCAGTTTGGCTAGTGGCTATGTAATTCCACAGTCGTCACAAATTCCATCAACATCCGATATAAGCAACTGGAATACGGCGTATGGCTGGGGAAATCACGCTTCTGCGGGTTATCTGACATCTGTACCAACAACAAATCTGTTTGGCGTTTCTCAATCATGGCAATCAACAAGCATAAGCACCCAGACTTGGTATCAAAACTCTAGTTCTAAGGCTCAGATGTGGTCAATCAACCAAAACCCAGGTGGTAGCACGGTGCGCATAGGATCAAGCACTAGCAACTATGTTACTATTAATCAGAATGATGGTGACAGCGGTGAGAGAGTCCCCAATATATTTATAGTCCCACCAAGCCATTACTTTTATCTCAACAGTAGTTCTACCATTTTATACCAACATAAAATGGCTTAAACGACAGGATAAGTTAATATGCCTTTAAGATATATAATAGACGCAGCTAATGAATACATTGTGCAAGACAGTGGCAATGATCCTATGCCAGACTTACCAGAGGGTGCAGTTGAAGTAGATGCGCGTCCATCACCATACCATGATCGTGTAGGTGACGTATGGGTTGAGAATACTGCGCGAAAAACAGAGGCTCTTTCACAGAATGCACGCGCACAGCGTGATAATAAGCTGACACGCGAAATAGACCCAATCGTCACCAACCCATTACGCTGGGCAGACTTAACGACTGAAAAACAAAACGAGTGGACACAGTACCGCACTGATTTGCTCAACGTCCCACAGCAAGCAGGCTTTCCAAACACCATCAACTGGCCCACTAAACCAGAGTAACGCGCATGGCTCTCATACCGCTTAAAATCCCCGCAGGCTTCTACCGCACAGGTACGGAGCTAGACGCTTCTGGTCGTTGGCGTGATGGCTCACTTGTTCGCTGGCGTGACGGGTCACTGCGCCCTATCGGCGGTTGGCGTATAAATGAAAACATTGCAAGGATTACCGAAAATGCGCCGCGCGGTATGCATACTTGGGAAGATGACAGTGCTTCACGGTATATTGCAGCAGGTTCCTACAACGAATTAATTGCCGTAATTTCTAGTGGCACTGAATATGACATTACGCCTGCTGACTTAGCAGTGGGCAATGAAGATGCCGCAATCCGCTTGGGATATGGCGATGGGTTTTACAACACAGGAGCCTACAATACTCCGCGTCCAGATACAGGGAATTTAGTTGAAGCAACAACGTGGTCTGTAGACAATTGGGGTAGCTATCTAGTAGCGTGTTCAACGCAAGATGGTAGATTGTTAGAATGGCAGTTAAATACAAGCCCATTGCAGCCCGCAGCGCCGATTGCAAATGCCCCTACTGGAAATAGTGCGCTTATCGTAACAGAGGAACGCTTTATCTTTGCGTTAGGAGCAAACAACAATCCGCGTAAGGTTCAATGGTGTGATCGCGAAAACAATACGCTGTGGTCGCCAGCGGCAACAAACGAAGCAGGTGACATAGAACTGCAAACCTCTGGTCGGATACAAACTGCAATTCGTACACGCGGTCAAACGCTAATCATTACAGACGTTGATGCACACACAGCACGTTACATCGGCCCACCCTATGTATATGGCTTTGAGCGCGTTGGCACATCTTGTGGCATCATTTCACGCAAAGCAGCGGCAGACGTTGACATGGGTGTATTCTGGATGGGCAACGGTGGGTTCTATCGCTTTGACGGTAACTTGGTTTCCGAAATACCGTGCGATGTCCATGATTATGTGTTTGATGACATGAATACTTCACAGAAAAGTAAAACGTGGGCATTTACCAATGGTCAGTTTGGAGAAATCTGGTGGTTTTATTGCTCATCTAACAGCACAGAAATAGACCGATATGTGGCGCTAGACTACAAAGAAAACCATTGGATCATTGGTGACTTGTCCAGAACTTCTGGCGCACCTCGTGGTGTTTTTGAATATCCAATGCTTATGGGTCAAGATGGCGCAATGTATGACCATGAGGTGGGCCTATCGTATGTAGATAAGCAAACGATCACAGTTACAGTTGCAAATGATGGTTCGGGCAATGTGTTCTACATAGATGGTTCCGATGATGAAGATGCAAAGCCACAGATTACCTTAAAGCGTGGCTACACATACATCTTTGACCAATCAGACAGCACCAACGCAAACCACCCGATTGCATTCCGCGAAAGCGACGACACCTCTTACACGGATGGCGTTACGACAACTGGCACGGCAGGCACAGACGGTAAAACGACATTTGTTGTGCCAAGCGATGCGCCTAGTGCGTTGAAATACTACTGCACTGTTCACGGTAACTCTATGGGGAACAGCGTCACTGTCGTGAACGATACTGGCGTATTCGCAGAAAGCGGCCCGATCAGCATTGGCAACGGAGATAACATTATGCAGGTCACAGACTTGATACCTGATGAAAAGACGCAGGGCGATGTAGATGTCATCTTCAAAAGCAGATATTACCCTAATGACACAGAGTACACGCACGGGCCATATACACCGTCTAGCCCAACAGCGGTGCGCTTCTCAGGTCGCCAGATCAGAATGCGCGTGGAAGGTGACGCTCCATACGCAGCGTGGCGTGTTGGCACAATGCGGGTAGACGCAAAAGCGGGTGGGCGTAGGTAATGGCAGCACCCGTACTCCCACCGATTGGCGACAACGTAAAGGCTTGGGGCAATAACCTAACCGCATATCTGCGCAGGCAGCTTCCGCGTTTGTACTTTAAGACAGCAGACGACAACCCATCAGAGAACGGCGTTATCTTGTGGGATGACGAAGCGGGTTATCCCGTTGTCTCTAAGGGCGGTGAGTTTCGTCAGGTAATATTGGAGGGCGGTCACGCAACATTTATTCGCAGCACAGATGTTACGGCTGCGTCAGCGAATACTGCTTACTCAATTACTTACGATGCACCTAGCGGTAACTTCAAGATTGATCGTGATGCAACCAACAACGAGCGCATAGTGTTTGAGGAGGGTGGCGAGTATCTAATTAGCTTCACTGCTGAGATTAGATCGTCCAGCGGTAGCGATGTTACGTTTTACTTTTGGCCTGCAATAAACGGCACAAATGTGACAGGTTCTACTATGGTCAACACCTTGCACCAAAACGGTGCAAACTTAGTTGTGTCACGCGCTGCAATATTTGATGTAAACGACGATGATTACTTGGAAGTAAAGTGGGCTGTCAGTAATACGCACGGTAGTTTGAACGCTACGGCTGCAACTTCATTCGCGCCTGCATCGCCTGCGTCAACGCTTGCGATTACGAGGATACATGCGTAGGGGTGTCAAGGAAAAGAAAATGTGCTATAAAGCATTAAGGATTTCGGAGTAAAACAATGGGCGTTTTTGATTTTTTGTTTGGTAAGCCAGGCCAATCAGGGCAACTTGACCCAGAAACAAAACGAGCAAGGGACTTTTTACTAAACCAAATGCTGATGCAATACTCAGCAGGGCCAGTAAATGTTCCACAATACATGGCGGTTGCCCCACAAGCACAATATAGCGGCACAAATGCTTTGCTTAGTTCTTTGGGTTTAGAAGGCGTTGCGCCCCCTTCTATGCCTACAACGACAGTCGGCGGGATGGAAGTTTACACAAGCCAACCTTTCCAAGAGCAAATGGAAACCTCTTACGCAGAGCGTTATCCTGGTCAATACGATTATTTACGTTCGTTCTATATGGATCCAGTAACAGGTGAATTTGGTGAGCGTTCCTATGGTTACAACGATCCGATGGCTACGCAGCCTGTTGCACCAATTATCGGTGGCAGTGGTGGAGATGATGATGATCCGCTAGAACGCCATTATTCTATATTCCCAGAAACGCGACCTAAAACTGGCCCTTATGCATCAAAAGTATCAAGCAAATTAGATACAAAAGGCCAGATCGGTAAATACTCAGGTTCTATGGGCGGTCAATCAGTCTTTGATAAAATAAAATCTGACTTCAGTTATGCGGGTTCTAAAATCAAAAAAGACCTCGGCGGTCTGTTTGGAAAGGGTTAAATTATGATTGGCTCAAACGTATTTGGACAAGCCCAACAATACCAAACAGAAGCTGGTGATGTTTACCGTAGAATGGCTGATTTCCAAGCCCCAACAGTTCAAGCGGTAGGTCAGACGCAAGCACCAACACTCGCGCAAACAGACATTTCACAGTATATGTCGCCTTACACTGAGCAAGTTATTCAGCGTGGTGAGGCAGACATTGCAAGGCAGCGTGAGCAAGCACTTAACGCTTTAGGGGCGCAAGCCACACGCGCGGGTGCATTTGGTGGTTCGCGTTTTGGCTTGGCTGAAGGTGAAACATATGGTCAGTATGGACGCATGGCGGCAGACATGGCGGCACAACAGCGTCAGCAAGCATTCAATCAAGCAATGCAATCTGCGCAGTACGATGTAACGGCACAGCGTTCAGCGGCAGAGCAAGCGGCGGCAAGAGAGCAGGCTGCTCGCATGGCTAATGTTCAATCAGCGTTTACTGGCTTGGGTTATCAGCAAAGTGGCGCAGCGGGTTTATCAGGTTTAGGTCAAACAATGTTTGGTCAGGGTCGTTATGGTTTAGAGCAACAGCAACGTGCAGCGGCACTTGCGCAACAGCAGCAACAGCAGATGCTTGATGCGGCTCGTATGCAAACATTAGCTAACCTTGGTTATCCTGGTCAGGCACTACAAACAGGCACAGGCATTCTAGGCCAACTACCTAGCTCAGATATAAGAACATCAGGAACGCCAGGTTTGTTTGATATTCTATCGGGGATTGGTTCCATACCAGGGTTTGGCTAATGGCAACATGGCAAGAAATACAGCAGGGCATTTTCGCGGGTGAAAGCGGCGGTGATTACAATGCTTTGTTTGGCTATCAAAACAGACCAGGCGGCAAATTTGAGGGCGTTCAAGTTTCTGAAATGTCTATCGCTGATATTTTGGACTTTACCAATCCAAGCGGTGCGTATGGGCAATATGTTAAAAGCGCACGACCAGACCCAGAAATGGGTGTTGCTACGCCAGTGGGTGCATATCAAGTTGTTGGGACTACGCTACGCGATGCAGTGAAGGCATTGGACATTGATCCTAGCCAGAAGTTCAACAAAGCTACGCAAGATCGCATTGGTAAATATATTTTTGAGACGCAGGGCGCGAAAGCCTTTGCTGGATACAAGGGGCCGAAGATGGACGGACAGCAACCTACAGCACAGCAAATGCAGCAAATGCAACAAAAGCCAAGGGGCTTGATGGGTATTCTACGCGATCCCCGCACCCGTCAGGTTTTGTCATCATTTAGCCGCACAGAGTATGGTGAACGACTTGGCGAAATCGCGAAGCAAGATTTTGCGCGTCAAGAGGAATTGGCTGATTTGACAAGAGCCGAGGAAAAAGAGCAGAAAACCGTAAATCGCACTATTCAGGTTTTGCAACAGAAAGCCAAAGAAGGGGATCAATTAGCGGCAATGGTCTTAGAGGGGCTGCAAAGCGGTGCAATAGACCCAAAAACAGCGATGTCATTATATATGGGTAAAAGATTGGAAACACCAAAAACAGGTGAAACATTTACCACGATGACTGGTGCGCAATTAAACGAACTGCAAGGAACAAATCTTGATCCAGGTAAGTTATATAATGTTTCCTCTACTGGTAAAGTTACACAAGTAGGTGGCGGTGGTGTCACAATTGAAGGTGATAAAGGCGTTGATAAGTTTGCGGAGTTAGACGCTAAGACCTTATCAGAAACATTTTCTAGTGGCGTAACTGCCGTCAGCAACTTAAACAAAATCAATCGTTTAGATGCACTGTTGCAGAATGTAGAAACTGGAAGCATGGCTGCATTAAAAGGCGTAATGGGCAATTTGGGAATAGAAACAGAAGGATTGGGCGACATTCAGGCGGCACAAGCGTTAATAAATGCAATGGTTCCAGCGCAACGGCCAGCGGGTTCAGGGCCAATGTCGGACGCAGATTTAGAATTATTTAAGCAATCCTTGCCACGTTTGATAAACCAACCGCGCGGTAATGAAATCATCATAGCAACATTGCGGGGTATAGCCCAATACGATGCGATGGGTGCTGATATTGTTCAGCGTTATAGAAACGAAGAAATAACAAAGGGACAGGCTTTTCAAGAGCTTATGTCACGACCTGATCCGTTCGGGGCAACAGCTAACCCATCAAGTTATTTTTAGGAGATCATAATATGGATTTTTCAAAAATATCTGACGCAGACTTAGAAGCGGCAATAGAAAAGGCAGTTGCAGCAGAAGATTATATAAACGCTTTAGCTTTTCAGGATGAATTAGGAAAGAGAGCCGAAAAAACCTATAAAGAGGCGACTAAAACATCTGTAGGTGAGCAGGCTTTGACAGGTGTATATGAAGGCATTGCGCGTGGTCTTGGCGCACCTGTAGACATACTTACTGCGGGTTACGAAGCTGCAACAGGTCGTGAAGTAGAAAAACCTGTTGGCGGTTCGCAAAGTTTGCGTGATTTATTTCAGCTTTTAAGTGGTGGCGAGGCTATGACAGATGTTGAGCCTCAAACAACTGCTCAAAGGGTTGTAAGGGGTGGCACAGAGGCAGTTGGTGAAGCGATACCAGCAGCAGCGACATTAGCTGTGGCAGGGCCAAAGGCAGCGGTAGCAGCGGCACCTACTCTATATCAAGGTGCTAAAGGTGCGTTAGCACAGGTGCGAACAGAAGCGGCAAAAGCCCCAGGTATGTTTGCAGGCACAGAAGCGGCAACAGCATTTACTGCGGGCCTTGCTGGTCGTGCGGTTGAGGAAGTATTGCCAGACAGCCCAACTGCTCAGTTTCTAGGAGAAATAATTGGTGCGATTGGTGGTGCAAAAACTGCGGGTATAGCAGATAGGTTAATTGCAAAAGCACCATCTGGCCCTCTGACTGCGGAACAAATGAAACGTGAAGCTGGCAATTTATACGAATTGCAGAAAAAAGAAGGTTTATCAGCCCAACCCGCCGTGACCGAAAATATTTTTGGTCAGGTTTTCAAATACTTGGATGAAGATGGATTTTTAGAACCTGTTCGGGGTAGCAACAAGGTTCGTATTGGTGCTGATTATGCAAAACTTCGCCCAATATATAATCTATTAGAAGCATACATGGACAAAGGCATGACTGCTGCAAACATTCAAACATTGCGCAGGTCAATATCAGGTCGCATGGATGATGCCAAAGGAAGTGAAAAAAGCGCATTGCGTAATGTTCTGCGTATTTTTGACGCAAATACGGCTGAACTTGCGCCTGAAATACAGGTGGCAAATGCTTTATACAGTAAGGCGATGAAAGCAGACCAAGTTGAAGAATTACTAGAGTTAGCAAAATCACGCGCAACTAGCAGCAACTTGGATATGGAAAACGCAATACGCACCGAATTTAGACCACTTCTGCGCCGTATAATACAAGGCAAAGAGCGCGGTTGGACACAAGCAGAACGTGATCAAATTACTCAAATTGTTGAGGGCGGTTCTACTGAAAATATGTTGCGGTTCATTGGTAAGTTTGCGCCATCTGGTGTTGTGTCTTTAGGTGTTACGGCTGGTCTGCCTTATAGTATGGCTTACAGTGCAACGCGTGATCCAGCAATCGCAGCGGGTGCGGCTGGCGCAACGATGGCTGTGGGATTGGCTGGTAGAACAGCAGCAGCAAGACTTCAAAAGCAAAATGTTGATCGTCTATATCAAAGTATGATTCAGGGCAGAGATATGACACCAGCTTCACAGCAACGATTATATGCAGCATTAACAGCATATCTAGCTGGTCAGGCAACAACTCAATAAGGAAACAGATATGCGCATTGAACCAATGGACGAAATGACGGTTGAAGGCATCATCCAAAAGGCTGTGCAAGATGCTGTGGACTTTATTGAGGCTGAAATATCTGAGCCAAGGCTAAAAGCCCAACGCTACTTTGATGGCGAAACTGACATTGGTTACGAGGATGGTCGGTCTAAAGTTGTTGCTACAAAGTGCCGTGACGTTGTTCGCGGTATTAAACCATCTATTCAGCGCGTATTTCTAAGCACAGAAAACCCTGTTGAGTTTGTGCCTCGTATGCCAGAGGACGTGCAAGTAGCAGAGCAAATGACACGTTATGCAAACTATAAGTTTATGCAGAACAACGGCTATCGTTTGCTGAGTGACGTATTCCAAGATGCGATGGTAAAGAAAACAGGCATTGCCAAGGTAATGTTTGAGGATAAGACGCGCAGCGAAATCTACACTGTTACGAATCTGACGGACGAAGAATACCAGTATATGGTGGAGCCTGACGATATTGAGGTTCTAGAGCATACGGTAACTGCAAGCATAGAAATTGATGAAATGGGCGTAGAGATTGAGCGTCCTATTCACGATGCAAAAGTTAGCCGCCAAATTCCTGATGGGGATATTCTTATTGAAAGCATCCCGCCAGAGGAGTTCTTCATTGATAGAAATGCGCGTTCTGTTGATGACTTCTTTGTAGTGGGCCACCGCACAGACATGACCGTGGGCGACCTAATCGCGATGGGTTATGACGAGGACGAGTTGTTTGGCCTTCAAGGGTCTATGGCTACGTTTGAGGCAGAGGCAGAATATGAACGCCGTGGCTATGCTGTGGACGAAGATGATGATGAAAGCGCAGACCCAACTTCTAAAAAAGTTGTGGTAACTGAGGCTTATATGAAGGTGGATATTGAGGGGACTGGCATTCCGCAGCTATACCAATTCATCTTGGCAGGCACCAACTACAAGATGCTTTCATATGAACTAGCAGACGAAGTGCCGTTTGCGGTGTTTGAGTGTGATCCAGAGCCACACGCATTCTTTGGGCGTAGCCTTGTTGATTTGGTTATGGACGATCAGGATGCGGCGACAGCTATGTTGCGCGGTGTTCTTGATAACGTAGCACTAACTAACAACCCAGGCTTGGAAATCGTAGACGGTCAGGTTTCGGTAGATGATCTTCTAAACAACGAGATTGGGCGTATTGTTCGGGTTAAGCAACCTGGCAGCATTCGTGAGCAAGTTGTTCCTTTCACAGCGGGTTCTACGCTCCCTGCACTACAATACTTTGATATGTTGGTAGACAACAAAACTGGCGTATCTAAGGCGGCACAGGGTCTTGATCCTGATGTGTTGCAGAGTGCTACGGCTACAGCGGTTGCGGCTACTATGGAAGGTGCTGCGGGGCAGGCAGAGGTTATTGCGCGTAATTTTGCTGAGGGCGGCATGAAACGCCTGTTCCAACTGATTGTTTCTTGTATCACCAAAAATACAGACAAAGAAGAAATCATCCGTCTAAATAACCAGTTTGTTGCAGTTGATCCGCGCGTCTGGAATGCAGACATGGATTTGATTGTAAACGTGGGTGTTGGCACAGGGCGCGAAAACGAAAAGGCTGCGGTCTTGCGCGAAACCCTACAGATGCAAATGAGCGTGTGGCAGCAATACGGCCCGAACAATGGGTTGGTGACAATGACGAATGTTCGTAATACGCTTGCGGATATGTTGGCGGCTGTAGGCTTGAAAAACGCAGAGCGTTATTATTTGCCAGTTACGTTTGAAAGTGAACAGCAGCTAATCGCACAGAAACAGCAAGAGGCTGCAATGCAAGCGCAACAACAACAAGGTATGCCTGCAAGCGATCCTAACCAAGCGTTCTTGGCAGCGGAGCAAATGAAAGCTCAAGGCAAGATGCAAGTGGATATGGCTAAGTTGCAGCTAGACGCACAAAAGGCACAAGCTGACCAACAGTTTAAGATGCACGAATTGGCGATGAAAGATGATCTATCGCGTGATGAAATGGTGCAAGACTTGGCTGTTAAGGTTGCTGAGATACTTGGCAAATACGGATCAGCTATTGATGTTGCAGCGGTAAAGGCAGAACAAGACGCGCCTAGACCGCATAACGAAGAAATGATGGGTGGTTATGGATTATAAGAAACGTGCATTCAGGGCTAAAGAGCTACTGCGCAACGATGACTTCCTAGCCATCCTACAAGATTTGCGTGATCGCCAGATGGAGATTTTCGCGAATACCGCCGCCCAAGAAACGGATAAACGTGAGGAAGCTCACGCTGTTTTAAGGGCATTAAACCAAATTAAGTATCTTTTGCAGGCAGACGTTGATGCAGAGAAACTTATAGAGAAAAAAGGATCGGCACCGCAATGACGACTGAACCCAACCCAAGCAGCATTGATGCTATTGCAAATTCACTTATGGCGGCAGAGCCTACCAGTGAAAGTAATCTAAACGAAGTTGCAGACGATTTGATCTTGGAACCTCAAGACGTTGAACCTGAGATTGAAGAAGAAGCAGCCGAGAGTGAAGATGTCGCTGACTACGAAAGCGATGATGATGAGTTCGTAGATGAGGATGAATACGCAGACGAAGCAGCCGTTCCGATGGAGCTTTCTGATGAATTAGAGCTAGAGGTTAAATCCGATGGCGTAACGAAGAAAGTGACCCTATCTGAGCTAAAGCGTGGCTACGCTGGACAAGATTACATCCAAAAGACGATGGAACAGAACGCCCAACAGCGCAAAGAGGTTGAGCAACTTTCCGAAGTCATGCAGCAAGATCGCCAACGGTTGGCAGAACTTGTTAATGCACTTGAGCAAGGCAACGCTCCCATGAGGCCACAACAACCATCAAAGGAACTGCAAAACAGTGACCCTTTAGGTTATTTGGAAGCGATGGAGCAATACCGTCAAGATGTCGCACAATACGACCAATTCCAACAACAAACACAAGCTGAGTTGGAAAAGTCGCGGCAGCAAGATTACGCATTATCTCAGCAATATGCGCAACAACAAGCCGAGTTACTTCGCCAAGAGATACCAGAGTTGAATGATCCTGAAAAAAGCAAACAGCTTATGACGGACATCACAGATGTAGCAACTAATTACTACAAGGTGCCTCAAGAGGTATTAGGGGCGTTGACGCATGGTTGGGAGTTTAAAATTATGCGTGATGCGGTGGCTTATCGCAAACTTCAGGAGAAAAAGGGCAAGGTAGAGGAAAAAACCAAAGCCGCGCGTCCTTTAGTCAAGCCTGGTGCTAAACAGTCCAAAACCCAATCGTCCGAAAGGAAACGCCAACAGGCACGGGCGAAAATGCGTAAAGATGGCTCACCCGATAGTGTAGCCAATTTTCTCTTGTCATAGTGAAAGGACACTACAATGGCTGTAACAGCTAATACAAACGAGACATATGATGTCTCTACAATTCGTGAAGACCTCAGCGACGCGCTGGCATCTATCACGCCGACAGAAACTATTTTCATGTCTACAATCGGCACACGCAACATTGACAACACTTACTTTGAGTGGAGTGAAGTTGATCTTGCAGCGGCTGGTGCAAACCGTCAGATTGAAGGTGACGTTGGTCTATCTAACTCAGCACCTACAAATGCAGTTCGCAAAGGAAATTATTCACAAATTTCAGCGAAAGTTGTAGAGGTGTCGTCAACTGCGACAGCGGTCAACGGTGTAGCAGATGCACAGTCAGTTGCGCGTCAGGTAGCTTACAAGCTGTCAGAAATGAAACGCGACATGGAAAAGATGTTGTTGGACAACGTAGCAGCGTCAGCGGGTGCTTCTGGCACAGCGCGTCAAACTGCGGGTCTACCAGCGTTTTTGACATCTAACACTGCGCGTGGCACTTCTGGTGCAGACGGCACAACATCTGGTTCTGGTGAAGCAGGCTACCCAGATGCGGCAGCTACAGACGGCACACAACGTGCAATCACAGAAGACATCCTAAAAGGTGTTATTGCTGATTGTTGGGACAGCGGTGCAGAGCCATCAGTTGTTCTATGTGGATCGTTCAACAAGCAAACTATTTCTGGCTTCACAGGTAACGCGACACGTTACAAAGAAGCAGAAGACAGTAAGCTAAATGCTGCGATTGACGTCTATATCAGCGATTTCGGGGAATTGCAGATTGTTCCTGCGAGGCATGTGCGTGCGCGTGATGTGTTCGTTCTTGATCCGAACTATGCAGCGGTTGCTTACCTACAAACAGCGAAGCAAGAACCTCTTGCAAAAACTGGTTTGTCAGAACGCCGTTTGATCTCTGCGGAGTATGGCCTACAGGTCACTTCACAGAAAGCACACGGTGTCGTTGCAGACTGCACAACATCATAATAGATTGGGGGCTACGGCCCCCTTTCACTTTGAGGTGGTAGTATGGCTAAAATTAAAATCACAACAGATAGAACCTGGGTCGGCGGCAAGAAAGCCGAAAAGGGCCAGACATACGAAGTAACAGCGGCAGAGGCTAAAGTTCTTATTGCTAATGGCTTCGGTGAAGAAATTACAAAGGCTGCGCCAAAACGAGCGCGTGATGCTAAAGGGAAACTAAAAGCTGATGACCCTTCTACACCAGATGTAAATGAAGCGTGGGAAGGCGGGAAAGCACCAAAGAAACGCGGAAGGCCAAAGAAGAATGGATAACATCTTAGATACCTCATGGCATAGTGAAGATGATAAGGTTGTTGTAAAACGCAGCCAAGATATTCAAAGCATTTTGGACTTCAACAAAGAGCGCAATATTGACGGTCACAATAAAAAGTCAGACATGCGTTTGGCTGGTTCAATACCTTTTGTGGTTGCTGAAATGTGGTCGCGGGAATGCGGTGCTAAAATAGGATCGCAAGAGTTTGCAGAATATGTTAAAAAGAAGTTGATGAGTGGTGAATTTAGCAAGCTGATTGCGAATGGTTATTAGGGCTAAAACAATGAAATTTGTGCAAGATTACATGGGTTTTGTAATTGCTATTGCTGG